GGTAGCAATGAATTACTTCTCCTTCTCTCCTTTTTTATTTTATTGCTACCACCTAATATGACAGTAAAGATAGACATACAATCAAACATTAAACAGGTCAAAAAGAAATTAAATATGTTTCAAAAGAAACATTTACCACAAGCATCTGCTGACGCTATCAATGAAGTAGGTGTTAAAGCAGTTAATGCTATGCGATCACAGTTAGCAAAGAAATTAGATAGACCGACAATGTTTACCAAGAAAGGTGTGGTTTTAAAATTTAAAGCAAGACCAACTGATCTATCTGCCTTAGTAGAAATACCACCTATTCAATCTAAGTATTTAAAAAAACAATTTGAAGGTGGTATTGAATCAGCAAAGAATCAACAGATACCAGTACCTTATGACAAAGGTGTGCTTAACCAGTATGGTAATATTCGTGGCAGACGTAGAGGATTTGCAAAAAGAAAGACTGAGTTTATTGGACAAGTAAAAGGTATTGATGGTGTCTGGCGTAGAACTGGTGGCAAAAGAAATCCACAATTAAAACTAATCATTGGCTTTGAAAAAGTAGTCAGATACACAAAGAGATTAGAGTTTTACAAAACTATATCTGGTGTAGTCAATAAGAACATAGATAAGATTTTAAATAAGCACATACAACGTATTATTGGTAGATGATATATACCTTCTTATACATAGGTTCTTCTTGGCTGTCTGTCATGGGTTATTCGCGACCACACAATTTTTTTAGAGTCAGACCTGACTTAATAAATTAATTTTTGTAAATTATGGTCAGACTCAAGCAAGAAAGTACTTACAACAAAACTAGACACAAATATAAAAAAACCAGTCAAGGAAAGCGTAAATTAAAGACTTCTACTATGAATAAACACAAAAGAAGGCGTATTGGTCTAAATCTGAACAATAAATGACTAATTATGGCTACTAGAAAAGAAGTTGCAGAACATTTAGACCTAAGTTTGGTTTCTATCAGCCAATTGATACAAAAAGGTGTCTTAGATGTTAAACAAGGTCGCAATCCAATGGATTTAGATTTATGTCGTAGAAATTACATAAATTATCTTAGACAATTAGGTGGTTACAACAAAAGAAGTGGTTCTGGTGATATTGCTGAAGAAAAAACACGATTAACCAAAGCTCAAGCTGACAAAGCAGAGTTAGAAGTGTCTGAATTAGAAGCAGAGCTAATACCAGCTTCACTTGTGCAATCAACTTGGACAGATTATATTGCTAATGTTCGAGCTAAATTATTAGCTTTGCCATCAAGAGTTGCACATTTAGTAATAACAACTGACAAATATGTTGAAGCAGAACAAATTATAAAAGAACAAGTTTATGAATCTTTGCAAGAATTAGCAGAAAATGGAATACCAGCAAAATATAGACAACGTCATAACAGCAATCAATCAGATTTGGAAACCACCACCGAATCTGAAAATATCTGATTGGGCAGATAATTATAGAAAACTGTCACCTGAATCTTCTGCTGAAGCTGGTCAATGGCGAACTGATCGTGCTTCTTATCAAAAAGAAATAATGGATGTTTTCAATGATCCTGATATTCAAAGAATTGTCGTAATGACTTCATCGCAAGTAGGTAAAACAGAAATCATTCTTAATACAATTGGCTATTATGTAGATCAAGACCCTTCTCCAATGATGATTGTGCAACCTACTTTACAAATGGGTCAAGCATTCAGTAAAGATCGTTTATCTGCCATGATTCGTGATACTGAAAAAATAAATGACTGTTTCAAAGAAGCAAGAACTAGAGATTCAGGAAATACTGTTTTACATAAAAAATTTGCTGGTGGTCATTTAACAATCGTTGGTTCTAATTCTGCATCTGGTTTAGCATCAAGACCAATTAGAATTTTACTTTTAGATGAAGTTGATAGATACGAAGCTAGTGCTGGTACTGAAGGTGATCCTACAGAATTAGCAATAGCAAGAACCAAGACCTTTTGGAATCGTAAAATTTATATGTGTTCAACACCAACCATAAAAGGCCTATCGAGAATTGAACAAGCATTTTTAGAATCCGATCAACGCTATTACTATGTGCCTTGTCCAGAATGCAATCACAAACAAGTTTTAAAATGGAAGAATGTAATATGGGAAGAAGATAAACCTGAAACAGCTAAATATTGTTGTGAAGAATGTGGTTCGATTATTGAAGAATCTAAAAAGCAATGGATGATTAAAAATGGGAAATGGATTGCAACCAAACCTTCAGTCAATACTGCTGGGTTTCATATTTCCGAATTGTATTCTGTTTGGTCAACGTGGGCAGATATGGCTGTTGCATTTTTAGAAGCTAAAAAACAACCTGAAATGTTAAAGACTTGGATCAATACTGCTCTTGGTGAATCTTGGGAAGAACAAGGTGATGCAGTTGAGTATGAAACATTATTAGAACGTAGATTGAATTATGATCCAACATCTATACCAGAAGATGTCTTAGTCTTAGTTGCTGGTGTTGATACACAAAAAGATAGATTGGAATTACAGTTAGTCGGTTTTGGCAAGAACTACGAATGTTGGGTAATAGATTACAAAATCTTTTGGGGTGATCCAAATGCTGCCAATGTTTGGACAGAATTAGATAATTATTTAAAGAAAAGATTTAAAACAGAATCAAACAGAATCTTACCTATCTCTTGTACTTGCATTGACTCAGGTGGACACCATACGCAACAAGTCTATTATTTCACCAAACCAAGACAAGCCAGAAGAATTTTTGCTATCAAAGGTGCAAGTCAAGCTAATAAGCCAATTGCAAATAGACCAACTTATGTTGGTAAAAACAAAGCAGTCTTATATCCAGTTGGTACTGACACAGCTAAAGAAGCAATCTTTGCTAGACTATCTGCTGATCCTGAAAACACCACAATACATTTTGCAGCAGATATAGATGAAGAATATTTTAAACAATTGACAGCAGAAAAAAGAATTACAAAATATGTCAGAGGTAAACCTACTATGGTTTGGAAACAAATAAGAGATCGGAATGAAGCATTAGATACTTTGGTTTATTGTTTTGCTGCAATATATATCTTGAATCCAAACTTTGATGTCTTAGAAGAAAAAACACTTACAGGTGAAACTAGACCACCTGAACCAAAAAGAAAACAAAGATTGCCAATAGATCGTGGCAGAGGTAATTTTGCTAATAGTTGGAAATAAAAAAAAGCCACCTATCAAGGTGGCTTTTTATTTGATGTTAATACTTTTAGTTTCTTGGTTTAGTTATAGCAAAATTAAACTCAGTTCCTTCTGGCAAGTCTTGTCTTAAAAATGTTTTTGGTTCAGCAATTATTACAAAAGCTTCTTCTAATTTTAAGTCTTCAATTGTTTTTAAAGTAGTCCAACCTGAACCAGTTTCGTTTACTGCTATTGTTAAATTGAATGTTGTCATAATTTTCTCCTTTTTTATAAATTATGATATATATATTACAGATACTATTTTAAATTACAAGTATTATTTTAATTTTTTTTAAATAAATTTTTAATAAATTTAATTACCAGAATCATATTCTTTTAGTGCTTTCCAATATTTTTTTAAATTTTTAATTAGTTTTTTTCTTATTAGAGTCATTACATTAGGATAATAATTATCTATGTAGATAATAAAAGCACACAAACCTAAAATATAAACTAAATAAAAATCATCCATAATTTGTAAAAATTTAATTAAATTAGATTATATAATTTCAATCTTATTTTATATAGAGATATAAGGTATAATTCGATTTACATATATCTAAAATTAATGAGGTTTTTGCTTGAGCAACTTATTTGATTCTTCTAACTTTCCAACTACAGAACCAGTTGAATTACAGCTTGGTGACTTTTGGGCTTGGAAACGTACAGATTTATCTACAGATTATCCAACAGCATCTTATGCTTTGTCTTATGAATTTAATCTAATTGATGGTTCTACTGCTGCTAATTTTACTTTGACAGCTACTGAAGCAAATGATGAATATATTATTTCAACATCAAGCACAACTTCTTTTACCAAAGGTAGATACAACTGGATTGGTTACATAACTAGATCATCTGATTCTGCCAGAATAAAAATTGGTGAAGGTTACACAGAGATACAAGATAATTATGCAACTACAACAGCTTCTGTTAGAAGTCATGCAAAAATAGTTTTAGATGCAATTGAAGCTGTCATTGAAAATCGTGCAACTATGGATCAAAGCTCAATGTCTATAGCTGGTCGGTCTTTATCAAGATTATCTGTTGATGAATTAATGACTTTTCGTGATAGATACAAAACAGAATATTTAAAAGAAGTTAAAATGGCAAGAATCAAAAATAATAGGGGGTCAGGCAATACTGTAAAAGTAAAATTTGGCTCAACAGAAACATTTAATCCAACTGACTATACATAATGGCTTGGTACGATAATTTATTAGGTAGAAAACCTAAAAAGAAATTTAGCTTCAAAAGAAGTTATCAAGGTGCGAACACAGGTAGATTGTTTGCTGACTTTTTGACTTCGTCTGCTTCTGCTGATGCAGAAATAAAAGACAATATAAGAATACTTAGAGATCGTGCTAGAGAGCTATCAAGAAATGATCCTTACATTGCAAGATATTTAAATTTAATGGTTTCAAATGTTATTGGTAAACATGGGATTAGAATTTCATCCAAAGCTAGAAATGACGATCAATCATTAGACATTGGTGCTAATTTATTAATTGAAAGAGCATGGAAAGAATGGACACAACTAGGTAACTGTACTGCTAATGGCAGATTGTCTTTTACTGATTGTCAAAAAATATTTGTTGAATCATTAGCAAGGGATGGTGAAGTTTTAATTAGAAAAATAAAAAATCCAAATAGTCCTTTTGGTTTTCAAATACAATTTTTAGAAGCCGATCATTTAGACGAAAAGAAAAATGATATAGGCCGTAATGGTAATAAAATAAAAATGGGTGTTGAAGTTGATGCTAACGATAAACCAGTTGCTTACCATTTATATAAAAATCATCCTTACGATAAAACTTATAATAATCAAAATGCTTATATTAGAGTTCCAGCCGATGAAATAATTCATGCTTATCTACCAACTAGAGCAGAACAAACTAGAGGAGTTTCTTTTATTGCTCAAGTTATGAGTAATGTAAAAATGCTTAATGGCTATTTAGAAGCAGAAATAGTAGCAGCTAGAGTTGGTGCTTCTAAAATGGGTTTCTTTGTTTCTAACGATGGTGACTCATACGTTGGTGATTCAGAAATGGAAGATACATATAATCCAGTCACTAATGCTAACGCTGGTACTTTTGAACAATTACCTGCTGGAATGGATTTCAAAGCATTTGATCCGAACCATCCAACATCTGCTTTTGAATCTTTTACTACATCGGTACTAAGATCAATCGCTTCTGGTTTGAATATTTCTTATCATGCTTTGTCTAACGATTTGACAAGTGTGAATTATTCTTCAATCAGACAAGGTGCTTTAGAAGATCGTTCTATGTTTCAAATATATCAACAATTTGTAGTTGAACATTTTATTGATCCAGTTTTTAAGTCTTGGTTAGAAATGGCAATCTCAAGTGGTTACATCAATTTACCAATAGCTAAATACGATAAATTTGCCAGAGCAATAAATTACATACCAAGAAGTTTTCAATGGATTGATCCATTGAAAGAAATGCAATCAAGTGTTTTAGGTTTGCAAAATGGCACAATGACTTATTCAGATATATCTGCTGCTTATGGTCGTGATACTGAAGAACTATTTGAACAACATCAAAAAGAAGTTGAGTTAGCTAAACAATATGGTATTGAAATAGCTTATCAACCTTTTGGTACTAAGTTACCAGTTGAAGCAAATATTCAAGGTGGGGATGATGAGTAAGCACAATCTAACAGATTTTCCAACCAAAGGTGAAGATAAAAAAATATCTTTACGAAATTCTAATTATCCACAATTTGATTATGATTTTATTGCTGGGGTCAAAGAAAACGATAATGACATATACAAAGCTGGTGGTAACATCAGAGGTAATGAAGCATTTAATCTTTGGACAAAAGCTAGAAATGGTGAAGAAACAGAAGGTGTGCTTTCTTGGATCAAAGAACGAGAAGCATGGGTTGCCAGACATTTTGAAGATGGTAGTCAATTTAAATCAGGTGAAAAAAAAGCAAGACCATCAAATATTGCTGGTGTCATTGCTCAAATGAAATGGGGAGTTATAGGAACTCTTGGTGAACAAAGAATGAAAGATGTTGTTTTAGAAGCTAT